TTTCTTTTTCTCTCCTTTCTACTTTCTATCTATGCTCTTCTTCTACGTTCTATCATTGCCCCGGGCGAGCGAGCGAGACCATATGTTCATCAATCCCGCCCGGGGCTGAGATACAACGTAGAGAACTAGTCTCTATCCTTGATTAACTGCTAGCAGCCGCACAGGCATCATAAGTAGAGTCGGGACAGTTCTTACATCCGTCCAATTCGTTGAAATCCTTTCCTAGGGTTCCCCCACCAGGGCACGAGCCAGTTTTTGTCTTAACCTTCTTCTCTTCCTTGGGGGAAGAGGCGGTAGTGGCTGTTCTGGTCCTGGGAGATTCCTCCCTCCTGGTTTTTTCCACTGCCTGTTGTTTGGGAGGAGGGGGAGGAGGAGGAGGGGGAGGTGTCGCAGGTTCATCTTCCTCTTCGTCTCCTTCAAAAGGGGTATCTTCAGCCTGTCTGATGGCGTTGCGAATGTCATCGTCAGACATACTCTTTACCACCTTCAGGTCCAGGTTCCTTTCCCGAATTAGTGCTTTGAGCTGGGATCGGTCCATTTCATCATACTCATCGCCTTCGTCGTCATCAGCTTCTTCCTCAGGCTCATCCTCCTCAGCTTCTTCCTCAGGCTCATCCTCCTCAGCTTCTTCCTCAGGCTCATCCTCCTTGGAAAACTCCTCAGGAGGTAGCTCTTGATACATGGCCCATAGCTCATTGTCCGATACCTTCACCAGAAGCTCGGACAGTTCAACCGCCTTTCCCCATACCCAGTCAGGAACCGGGGCCTTGTGTCTGGGGACGAAGTCGATGGATATGGGCTTGATCCAGTCCATTTGTCCTCCCCTGCCAGACCCGGCCCATGTGATGGATAGGGCCATTCCGTCATTGCCATCCAGCCAGAATGCGGCCCACTCCTCAGCCAGAGGATTGGTGATTCTGGAATCGAGTAGCATCCCAAACCCAACCATGTTACCACCACCATGGGCCTCGTCTATCAGGAACACCTCTTTCTCATCGTGACTGTACACCAGCATCAGGTCTCTGTTCTTGGCTTTGCAGATGGAGGCAGCGTCCATTTCCTTTCTGTAATCATCTTCTGTTAGGGACTTCCTATTTTCCCTAACGGCTTTCCTGAGGGCCTCAACATCGTCGCATACGGAGCATTTGGCCCTGGGATGGAACGTTCTGGGGCAGACGACGGATCTCCCAAACTCCCCTGCCCCGATTCCCCTGTGGAGCAAATAAGGACGCTTGTACCACAATTCTCCAGACTCTACCCCGTCAGGGTGGTGCTTCTCCTTGACGATATAGGGGATTACGGATACTAAGGTAGTCGCCCTATCCTTGGGAGTCAGCTTCTTTCCGGACCATTTCAGGAAGTCAAATCCGGCATGTCTGGCCTGTGATTCCTGGGCCTTTTGTCTTGCCCTTGCTGCAGCTGCTTTTCTTCTGTCCTCTGCCGGAGTGGATCTTGTTGCTCTGGATACTGCCATTTTTAGCTCCTTTTGGTTCGAGTTCTGATTATTGCTTCCTTTGCTTCCTTCGCCTTTTCGTTGGCTTGCTCCCTGAGCACTCCTGAGATGTCCTCTGTAAATCTTGCATCTACCCATTTGTCATAGTCCCTTGCTTCATGTGGGGTGGCAAAATATTCACGTTTGTAAAGTTCTACCAATCCCTCCAGTGCCGACCTTCTGATGTCCATTGCCTTTGCCGCTGCCTTCACCAATCCCAAATCAAGGATTGCCTTCCTGTGGTCCTCCTTCCATTTGATGAGGTCAGGGTCCAAGGTCACAAAATCCCTGACCATGTCAACTGTGTACTTCCCTTTGGCAGCAAGTAGCTCCCTTGCCCTGTCGCCAGCCTGGGCCTCTTCGATCTTTGTCCTCTCCTCCAGATAGTCCACCTGGGCTTTGGCCCTGGCTACTTCAGATTCGTACTCGTGGGTGAGCTGTATTTGCATCATCCACTCGTAGTGGAGGTTATTGAGATCGATTCTTTTGTCTCTTTCGTAATCCATCAATTTTCCTCCCTTTACATTATAATTAAAATTTATCAAAAGAAAAGTATTCTTTATTCCATCATGAACGCTTCGTAGCAGCTCATATACAGACCAGCCCTGCCACAGTCATAATAGTTCTGTCGAAAGCAACTCATGATCAAATAGGCAGACTCATTCCCGTCCAATGCCACCTTGTTGAAGTATTCAAGCACCTGCCTCCTGATGGTTTCTGGGTCATCCTCCTGGAATTCCTTGAGCATTGCCAACGTTTCCTTCCATCCGGAATTCTTCCGTAGGCATGCAAGTAAATGACGACATAGGCTTATGACATTGCTGTTCCTCTCGGCCCACTTTTTTGCGGATTTCAGCATGTCACTTACAGGTAGGTCTATGACCTTGTCCAGAATGTTGAGTGCCATTCCTGGAGATCCCAGGGAATCAAGACATATCTGGGACAGTACTTCCTGGGGTACCTTTTTCTTTTCCCTACCAGCTATCCTCTGGAGAAGCCTGAGCAGGTCCTTATCCTCCACCGGGGACACCTGGAACTCGGTGCAGCGCCTCTTTAGGGTAATTTTGAGCTTCTCCGGGTTTGTTGTGGCAAGTAGGAACCAGCACCCTTTGGGAGGATCTTCCAGGAGCTTGAGAACAGCTTCCTGGGCATCCGGGGTTAGCTTGTGGCACTCGTCTAGTAGCCATATTCTGCACCTGGCTCCTCCTATCGGTTTCCTTCTTGCCTGTTCTCTGAGATCCCGTATTGTGTCAATGCCCCGGAAATCCGATGCGTTGAGCATCTGGAAATTCCACTCGTCCAGGCTGTCCAGCTCGTTGGCCACGCAGATTGCCAGGGTGGTCTTTCCGCATCCTGACGGCCCCACAAACAGTATGGACCTGTTTGGGCTGTCCTTTCGTAGATGGGTTTTCAGGGCCTCCACGGTGTCCCTGTTCCCGGTGATATCCTCTAGTCTCTTCGGTCTGTAGTCGGTGTGAAGTGGCATCTTTTCTCCTCACATTCCTTTCTTGTAGTACCAGGATTCATCCACCCCTGTGGCCTCAGTTTCCACCTCTAGCGGAACGACTATCCACGGCCACTCCTTCCGGATGTCTTCCTCCATAATTCTTGGCACCTCTTTCTGATTCCTGTCAAATTCATCACCATGCTCATCCGTGGTTAGCTCATCGTGAATCTGTCCTATGATCTTGCTCCTGAACCCTGTCCTCTCAGACCATTTTTTGTGTAGCCTGGTCATGGACCATAGTAGGCAATGAAAAGCCGGACCCTGAATAGGGTAGTTACCAAGTTGGTACTTGGTCATTACTCCTTCTAGTCTGAATCCGGTGACCATGTCAAAGTAGCCCTTTTTATCGTAGTCAGAGATCCATCTCTTTCTCCACTTGCCATATTCTGGAAACATGTCGTTCCAGAACCATCGGACTACTCTGTCCACATGCTTTTCAAAGTCTCCATAGCCGTAGATTTTTTTGTCCTTGAGATGATCTCTCATCTTCTTTTCAGGATCGGCTGGGTGGCAGAGACCAAGGTCGTCTATGGATGACCATAATCCCTTGGCCGTATTGGCAGGATCCTGAAAATACATCTGTGCGAAAGTAAAGCTATTTTTCCCTGCGTATCGGACCAGCTTGCCCATTTCCCCGTACCTTTTGGTACACAATTCCGGGTCCAGCAGAAAACAGTGCGATGCCATGTCCCTGTGTGGGTCGTCTCCCTGCTCTATGTAGCGGATCATGTTAGGGTCCTGATGGAGGCAGGCCGATATCCGGAATTCCATCCCCACGTAGTCCCTACTGACTATCCTGTGCCCAGGCCTGGGGAGGAATGCCCTTCTTATGAGTCTCCGCTCCTCCTCGCGCCTGTTCGGGAGATTCTGGAAGTTGGGATGACTACTACTACTCCTGTAGGTCGACGCACCTCCCCTGACATCCTCCCCATATTCACTGAGGTGGAAGAATGGATGGATGAACCCGTCGGCCTCAGATTCTGCCAGGAAGTTCTTGAGATAAGTACCAGACATCTTCTCCAGCCCGTTCTTTTTGAGGAGCAGTCTGAGGTCGTCCCTGTCCAGTTCGTCCAGCACCTTGTGGTCTATGCTGATGTTTCCTTTTTTGGTTTCCTTGCTGATTTTCAGCCCTAACTCCTTGGTTAGCACCTCACGGAGCTGTTTCCCGGAGGAGTAAAGTGCCTTGTGGCCGTATCTCCTGGACCATGCCCTTCCAAGCTCGGACCTATCTATCTGCCTGGAGATGAACTGGACCTGACGGTCCACGTTGGCAATCATCCTCTCGCAATAGGTTCTGTCACATCGTATACCGTTGAACTCTGCCTCAGCAAGGGCTAATGATCCCTCATGGAACAGTCTGTATGCCTCCTTTGTGATGGGCTTGACGTTTATCAATTTATCTCCTCCATTTCCTCCATCTGCCTTAGGGCGATCCCATACTCAAGGGCGGAATCCATGGCACAGTACTCTAATATTTCCTTCTCCGGGGCTTCCAGCATGCTGTTGAAGCCGTTGGGATCGTTTCCGGGGGATCCTATGTATGGTTCCATTGAATCGTCGTATCCCAGAACTCCCAATCTAGTGTATGCCTGGAATTTGACGTTACTGTTCCCGGGCCTGTAGTCTAGGGCCTTTGCAGCTATCACAGTATCCCAGTGCCATCCCTGAACCTCAATGCCACACATCTTGCGGGTCCATACGTGCTCGAACTTCATGTTTCCGGCGATCTTCTTTATCGTGGGCAAGCGAATCATCTCACCAAAGAGTGTCTTCTTTGAATCGTCCCACATCCAAGAACTCACCAGATCAGGACTCTCAGCCACTGAGCAACATACTATTCTGTGTCCGTCTCTGTATGGCTTGAGTCCGGTGGTCTCGAAGTCGAATGCTATGGTGATGGAATTGTTTCTACTGATTAGGGGTACCGGATTCTTTTGATACTTGAGCATCTTGTGTTGTTGCTCAGGATGTGATCTCCAGTACTGCATCCACTCCTCTGTTCCTGGATTTAAGCCAGCAAACGGGAAGTCATTCATTACTATGTTCCTGGCCTTTCCTTTTCTCCATAGATCGAGTAGAAATTTCTCAATTTGTTCTCCTTTGAGTATCCTGATGTCCGGGTCCGGTTTTTTTGGGAGTGGTTTGTTTACCATTGACAATGCCCTTTCCAGATCCCTTTTCCAGATGGTCTCTGTGGCTGGCACGTAGTCCAGATTCCTCTGCACATAGCTGGGATGGAACGTGGGACATAACCAGGCGCACAAGTCATGGTCCGGTATGGTTAAGCCTCTCCATCGGGTGATGCTGAAGTTGGAATCTCTCTTCCACCTACTTTCCAGAAGGCTCCACAGGGCACTATTCCCTAAAGGAATGATCACTAATGGTTTGCTCTTTTTGATTTCGTCAAATAGATGTTTTCTGCACATTGCCTTCTCTTGTGGAGAAGGCTCCCTGTTCCCTGGTGGTCTACATCTGACAGAATTTGTCTTTCGGCAGTCCCTATCCAGATCTATCCCCAGACTGTTGAGAGTCTTCCTAAAATATTGACCCACCTTGCCTATTAGTTGGGTTCCAAGTCTGTCTTCATCTTCTCCTGGAGCCTCAGCTACTATAAGGATCTTCTTTCTGCCATACCCGGAAGGCTCCATCTTGGGGTGCATGCATCCTGAAGACAATCCACAGCTATGGCACCCGGTAACCCTTATCGGAACCTTCACCATTTTTGAGCTACCCTTGAAGAATCCGGCCATTATTCATCGTCCTCCAGGGATACTACATGGACGAACTCATCCGATTCGATTTTTAAGGAGTTCTTTCCGACTATTACCTTCCCTCCCAGGATCAGCATTTCCTTCAGTAATGACGGGTTGGCCTGGAACCTTAGGGGGGGTCCAGAATATTTCATCCTTATCGTTTCTTCTGCCCATCCATCAGGACCCTCACCCTTAACCACCATTTTGCCCTTTTGGATGCTAAGGTCAACTTTCTGTCTGTACCTGATGGAATCATCAGCAACCACAGAAGCCCACTCCAGGGCCTTTTCTAATTCCTTCCGGGGAAGTTCTATGTTTTGTCCATCCTCTATTGTGATGAACTTGCCCAGGTCTGGGTAGTCACCATCAACGATTCTGACAGAGTACCTGACACCCTCCTCGTTCAGGAACTGGATCCAATTGCCGGATATTCCGAATTTGGTTGGATGGTAGTCGGATAACCTCTCCATGTTTCTTCCAACTACACATAGATCGTTATGGCCCGCAAGGTCAAATCTGCAGGATGCCCTGGTGAGGCGGAATCCGTCACTACTCTCTACGAATTCCGGGGTTATATGGACGCATGCCAGGATTGGCCTGTAGCCTCCTTGAGCACAGCTGAATAGGATCCTGTCCAGGGCCTTGAGGAAGTCTTCCGGGAGGTCCATCCACTCCTGAGGATCTTTGATTTCCTCGTCCACAGGGAGTCTGATTTCCTCGTCTTTCCTGATCCCTGCCCTGTTTCTGCCACAGCTGAACCGGAACTCACCTTCCACATCTTCGATTTGGATGTCCCCGTCTTGGGGTAGCTTTCCCAAGAACTTGTAGAGTGGTTCAGCAAATACGGCACCTGTTACTCCAGTCCTCATGCTGACCGAGACGGCAACCTCGTCGTTAAAGGTCCATGCCCTATCGTTCTTGAACACAATGCTTGTTGCCTGCTCCAGAAGATCCTTCCTTGCCAGTCCCGGACGGACCAGCTCAAGCACACGACTCAACTCTGACGTCTTCATTTTTCCTCCTTATTAGATGTTCCAGAGAAATGTTGGATGAAAATCCTTTGTTAACAATGTGATAATACGATAACAATCTCCCGTATGGTCCTAGTTGATGGATGGTATCCTCTCTAATTCCAGATTCATTTGCTGGTACTGCTGACCCTGATGCGATATAGATTTTCATAATTCAACCAATCTAAGAAATGTCATCAAAAGAGAGCTTTTTCTACAACAATTAGAGAGGATACCATCCATCAACTAGTCCTCGAACTACCATTATAATCTGAATCCTCTACGCTCCTTTAGCTTAAAAGGCCAAGGCCACTCGGGCATGTTTTTCTCCAGGTCTGCGTAATAGATGATGTTTAATTCATCTCGTTTGCGGTAGTCATTGGACAAACCAGGGGTGATGACTCTCTCGATCACCCCAAAGCCTTTTTTCTTTCTGTCTGCTTTCTTATCAGTCCATCGCTCCCCAGGCTGTAGTTCATAGTCAAGTTTCTTTTTCTCCCATTTGCTTTCACCAAGGGAGTATCCTTTTGAGGAAAAGTATTCTAGGATGAGATTCTGGACCGTTTTTGGCATTCTAGTAATGTGATCAGGATTGGTAGCTAAGTCCGGACTACGATTGGACACAGAAACCCTGTACGGGGGTTTATCGTAGGCACATTCTCCATTTCTCAACACGGGAACCATAACATTTCCGGTCCTCCCGTTGAGGATCCAAGTAGTGGAGTCCACCGAATACCATGGGTAGCGTAGCATGATACTGAAGTTTGTGACGGCAAATCCATGAACCTTCACTATTGGCATTCCGTCAGTGTCGGTTAGGTAGTTAGAAAACAGATCATCCAACCACGGAGCTAATTTGTCAGTGGTGTTATTGCCAGCAACACCTAGTGCTATGTAATCATATCCAATGTCCAAATACTTTTTCAGCCACTTTATATCGCTACCGTAATGGTATACAGGTAATGGAGACAGTCCTGCTCTTTCCATGATCAATTGGTTTTTGAACGTAGCCTCAGCATCCTGGATTACGTCTAGATTTGCATAAACTTCCAGATGCTCCCGGTGCTTTTTGATGAATTCAATGTAGTCATTGATATCAATCTGTATTCTCTGTGTCCATGCTGAGTATGCTCCCGAGTCAAGGAAAATCTTGATTGGTTTTTTCATATTGGCATCCTTACCATTCCCTATTGGATCTGCAACACACACAAAGTAATAGTAAGAAAAAAGGCGGTTTGAATATTTGGTAGCATCAAGAGCTTCTTTTTGGGCCTTTTCCTTTTCCTCTGGCCAAGTGCTAAGGTAAATCAGCATGGAACACCCCATCATGTTGCAAGATGTCTCCCCAGTCGTCAGCTATACCAGGTAGGTCCATGTTACTTCCCCCACAAGCTCATTAGCTCGGCTCTGGCAGCTATACCTGCATCGGAGCGCTCCAGGAAAATACCCTTAAGAGAACTGTAACCCATTACTGAATACTGCTTTTTCACTCCCCTGCTTGATATACAGAAGTGCTTGGCCTCCAGAAGGCAGGCTGCACCAAGGGGACGTAGATGTTGCATCAAGGCGTCAGTTACCTGTTCTCCTATTCTCTCTTGGATTTGGAGGCGCCGAGCGAATATGTCTAGAAGTCTGGCAAGTTTTGACACCCCTACGACCTTTCCGTTGGGAACGTAGGCAATCATGGCTGTTCCCCAAAAAGGAAGGAGATGATGCTCACAAGTGGAGTAAAATTCTATATCCTTGAGGTATATCAGGCCTCCAATTCCGTCCCCGTCGAATTCCTTAAACACTTCCTTTGGATCCTGACCATATCCATCTAGGATTTCCCTGTATGCATTGGCTACCCGTTCCGGAGTTTCCCTCAATCCATCTCTTACGTGGAGGACTCCTTTTTTCCATTCATATCCATCGTTGATAGCAATAGCAGCAAGTAGATTTGACACAGCACTTTTTACCGACTCGTAATCTATTACTGGGGACTCAAGTCTGCTGGAATAATCCATTAGAATAGTCCTCCTTCAGTTCCAATTCCAATGTTTTCATTTGCAATCCGCATATGATGGATGGACTTCTCCTTTGAACTTTTTGTCAAATCCATCAAACCATTCCCTGTATTCATACACTAAGTCATTCGTATTGGTGTCTATCCCTACCGGCCTCATCACTCCAGCAAAATAAGTGTAAGGACTTCTGGGATGTCTGGGATTATTCCATTTGCTACGAAAATTGTCTCCTGTAGTGTAGAATTTTTTCATACGGTGAGTGTGCCAGTTGCCTACGTTCACCATATGAGATAGATTAACATTATGAGACCATTCAGGGTACCAGTCTCTGTAGCTTACCTGTAATCGTTCGCCACGTTCAAAGGCTTTGCGCATTTCTACTATCACGTTTGTAAGTTGCCTGCGACTCCAATTCCCAAACCAAGGAAAGTCTGGTGGTATTCCGCAACAACATCCAAAATCGTTCAATTCCTTGAAGTGAGGGTCACTACAGCCGAAATACATTCCGAGTTCATGGGCTCTGTTTCTTACAGCAAAACTCATCGCTGACTTATAAGAACGACTACCTCTACGGCAACTTTCCCTACTATTACTCATACCATGCCAGAATTCCCCAAATTTTGGATTTCTCATTATTCTGAACATTAGCTGATCCAAAGCTTTCTGGCGTTTGGTGGGCGATGAGTTTAAGAAGATGTATTCAAATGACACTGCTATAGCTCCAGCATCAGCAAAACGAGTCATTAGTGTGTCCCAAGCATTGGGTTCTCCTGGGTAAGAATCACTTATGCCCGGTAAGAATGGCCTAAATCTGAGCGAGCACGGATGTCCTTCCTTACTATAGGCCTTTACGGCTTTCAGTCTTTCGCTAGTGACTGGAGCATTTATGTCAATTTGGGAAATGAGCTCATCACTGTTGCATATAGTACTGAACGCAAACCAGAACTGTTGAGGGTTTTGGTGGAATAGGTCTCTGTATTTCTTTTGCATCATCACCCTAGCACCTTTTGTACTCACTCTGACCGGTACCTTGTACTTTATGAATAGTGGTATAGCTTTGAGTAGCCACCCGGTAGCTTCCTCAATGTCATCCAAGGGATCCCCAAGTGCGCCAAGTTGAACTGGTAGTCCGTAGTCCAGGAGATTGTACATCTGAATGCTAATGGGGTCCTTGTAGCCACGGTCAAGGAATCGTTCCAGCTTCTTGATAGGCCACTCGCTGTACAATGTGCCTTCTCGTTTGCATTTCTCCAATTTAGCCATGTTTCGGTCGGGTGCTCTGGAAAGATTATTGGCAAAGCAGTAAACGCAATTGTAACTGCAACCGCTATGACTATCCATACTTATGGGTAGGGCACAGTCCATGGCATCTGCTGTGAATCGTACTCCAGAATAGTTCTGGGGGAGCTGATTTGGAATAGCAGTCTTCTGTTCTGCTTTGCTGAGTAGGGCAGCGCATAAAGTTCCGTTGCAAATACCACAAGCCTTGCATATTTCGTCGTATTGGGATTTATTGGTCATCTGGTGAGTCCTTTATAAGGCTAAGGAGTTTGGGCGTGTTCATGTGGGGATGTTCCTTGAAATACCTGTTCTTGATTCCAAGACGATCCACTACCAATTTGTAATCATCTTCGTAATCAAAGTAGAAAGTGACGAATTTTCTCAAATTCGATTTCGTCACTCCAAGCAAATTCTCAGGATCCACAAAAAACCCTGACTTCGGGACCTTCACATTTTTCTTAGTGGAGTCCAATTTGGAATAATGCAATTTTGTGTCCATCGGGAAACCTCACGGATGTAAATGGTTTAAACAATGCTGGGAGTGTGGTGATATTCATCGAATTCCCAGCATTGTTTTGCAGATTTTTTATTTAGCTACCAAGGACATTTTGCCGTCCTTGAGAACAGCGAACCCTTTACTCACCATGAGTTTGAAGGTTTTCGAGAATTTCATTTTCCCGTCATTCCAGGGAGCTTTGTTGATCTCGCTCATGGTTTTTGGTCCGCTCTTGAGCATTTGTGCGAATTTACTGCGCTTACTCCCTACAGTAAATCCGAATTCATCAACATTACGGGGGACGCGTTCTTTCTCCTTCCCCACTCCTCCTACTCTGGTTTTTTCCTTCTTCTCCTTCCCCCCGTTCTCCTTCCTGTCCGGCTCCTTGATCTTCTTAGGAGCGATAACAACCTCCTCCTCATCGGACAGGTCCTTCCTCAAGTTACAGATACCCTCCCAAATTTCCTTACCATGATCCATGGCTTCAATGGTTGCTTTGTCCTCAGGGGCCAATAACTGGAGGGACTCCCTGAGTTCTTCCGAGATTTCGGACTCGGTCATGTTATCCAAGTTGGGTCTGTCTTCTTCCACCCAGACGGTCTTGGAAAGGGCATCAAACATCACACGGTCTGTGATCTTGAAAGGCTTCTCCTTGTTGTCCTTGAAGGAGTCCTTCTTCTTATCCTTACCTTTTTTTTCTGTCTTCTTCATCTCCGTTTCTCCTTTGTTTATATGATGAGCCGCAATCCCTACCAATTTCCTCTTCCCTATGGTCCTTTCTCCATCAACTTCACTGGTATGATAAAATTAAAGAATTTAAAAGTCAAGAAAAAAATGACCTCCTGGCGAATTATTTTACCCCATCCCCCATTTTTTTGTGAATCTGCACATTCAGGAGGATTGGTAATTTGGATTCCTGAATCAAGGTCATACACTCTGAATAGGACACCTTTCCCTCGATCGGAGAGACGGCAAACCTGGATTTCTTTCCGTTTCTTAAGAAAACCTTAGCCATGTTTATAGCAGCGTTCAGATCATGCGAGGAGCCAACCAGGTATTTGACCCATACCTTGTCGTCAAGAATTCCAGGGTCGAATTGGTACGGCATCCCTTCCATTGAATCCTTGCCCTTGCAATCAACAACCCAGCAATCTGCATACATATCGTCAATTCGCAGAGACCCGTTGGTCTCCACTTGGATCTCATATCCTTTCGCCTTCAGCCGGTAGATCAATTTCAGAAGCTGTTTTCTCTGAATCAAGGGTTCTCCACCAGTTATGAGAACCTGGTCCCATTGGAGGGAATCCACAGAGTCGGTTACCTCGTCTAAATCCATGAGAATTCCAGAATCCATCCCGTTTGCCCATTTCGTATCACACCACGGACACCGGAGATTACATCCTGCGAGCCTAATGAACGTGGTCGGGGAACCTTGGGGGAACATTCCTATTTCACCACTGATGGACTCGAAAATCTCAGCAACTCGAATTTTCATTGATTCCTCCATTCAGCCCAACTTGTGGGGGTTTCACTCACCCTTACCCTTATTAGATCCACCCCTTTTGGGAGGTCTTGACGTATTGCGCTTGAGATGAATCCACAGATAGTCTCAGCAGTAGGAGGTTCGGTGAAAAACTCAGTCAAATCAGAATGATCAAGCTTCTCCAATATTGGGTTTACGATATCTTTCAGCTCTCGGAAATCCATTACCATTGTGTCATAGGATGGCCTACCGGACACCCTCACCACTTCCACCTCAACATCAGCATTATGCCCGTGATATCTACTACACTTCCCATTATATTCCGGAAGTCTGTGACCGTAACAGAAGCTAAATTTCTTGCAAATGCTAATCATCGTCGTTCCCCCCCTTTCCTATACCAGAAGCTGGCCAGATTGGGCCGTCCCCGCTGAAGTAATTGCAAAACGGTGACTTGATCATGCACGTCGAAGTCGTCATCTCTTATGAATAAGGGATTGATCCTCAGCCACCTGCGCCTCTTGTCATGAACGTCCCGGTTGAGGCCAAAGTAAGCCGTCACATGGGCTGCCTTGCGTTTGTCCTCGGAGGAATCCCCTTCGCTCAGGAGTCTCCTACGATAGGTCTCCCTGGTAGCTTGGGTTGCCGTAATGAAAGCACAATTCCACTCCTCGGCAAATCTCCTAGCAGCAGACCACCTTGCGTCCTCCTGATGTCTGAATTCCCTGGGGCTCCCTGGTTCCTGGGCAAATATGTCCAAGTAATCGACCACTACCACGTCAGGTTTCCAGCCATGGACTTCCCAGATTCTCCTTACTCCTTCGTCCAGAGCTTGAATGGTGGCCCTGCGGTTTGGGAATCTCCTCACTCTCATCCTACCACCTGAGGCACGGTCCCACTTCTGGTACGCCCCGTATGCCTCTTCCCATGTTAGGTCTGATTCCGGAGGGATCTGTTCCCACCAGCTACTCCCCTGGAACTCCGGGCATTTCCAGGCGCACGGTTCGTATCCGCTCTGAGCCTCAAATGGTTCTAGCTCCGGATAGGGCTCCTTGGTTGCGTCTCTGATGACGCTCCCAGACCCTATCCTTTCCTTCCTCTGACATTCCCCACTTTGGGAGTGCACGCAGTCCGGTACCGGGGATAGGATCTGACCGTTGTACCTGGATCTGTCGCTTCTTCCAGTGAGCTGAATTCCGAATCTTCTGAGCTGCTGTGCCATACTCAGGTCACCACACTGACAGAACAGAACGCGACTCCCTGCCTTGACGCTTCCGAATGCAACGGCCTGGAGCAACCATGTTTTGCCAACCTTTTCTTTCCCCAGGAAGGCAACGAAGGAATCTCTGACTATCTGGAATCCTACCTGTTCCTGGAACGCACCACCCAGCTTTACGAGAGGCCTGGAATCCTCGCTAAATGCTGCCTTCCAATCCTCGGGATTGTCTGCAGGGTTGACTATCTGGACGTCGAGCAGGGCAGGTGGCTTGAGTTCCTTCTCGGTGATCTCCCTGGCCCTGGCAAGATCCCCTGCCTCCACTGCCATCTCGATCTCAGCTGCCTTGGTGAGGAATAGTTCCCGGGTAAAGTGATCCTCGGCAGCCTTGAGTAATAAGTCTGGATTTACCTCTTCCCCAGACTCCCACCATTCTTCGGACAGTCTTGACAGGATACTCTCCAAGTCGTCCCTGACTTCCGGGTCTAGAGAGTCGTCCGACTCCCATATGGCCTCGATGTTTCTCCCAGGAGCCTCTCCGTATTCATCCAGGTACCGAAAGCACTTGTCTGCCAGCCATCTCCACCCGATCCCTGCAAGGTCGTCCCTCCAGAGTGACCTTAGTCCCCTGAGGAACTTGGTGCTGGTTATGGTGGCAGTCATTAGTCTGGGGACCATGTTATTGGTGGTCTTACTGCTGCTGCCCGTCATATGATCAGCATCCCTTCCTCTTCCTTTTGGAAGTCCGCTTGTCCTCCTTGGCTGACATATGTATGACTTCGCACATTTGGTAGATCCTACTCGCTATGCGCTGGTCAAAGCACTCTGCCATGGTGTCTAGGTTCATGTTGCTACTGATGTAGGTTCGTCGCATGTCGTTGTAGCGGGAGTTGATAATCAGGCGCATCATGGACATGCTCCAGTCGGTCATCCTCTCCAGGCCAAGGTCGTCTATGGCCAGAACGTCCACGTCGCACAGTGTAGTGACTATGTTGTCGTTCCTGGTATCTTCCTCCTCCTGCATCCATCTGGGCATGAAGGGCTTTCCGTAGCTGTCTTTGATTGTGCTCAGAAGCTCCTCACTCGTAAGGAATCTGGAACTGGTACCGTAGGACGTCTCCCTCAGGAGGGCGCATAAAAGATGAGTCTTGCCGCATCCCACCGGCCCGTAGACGAAGAAGGACTTCTCCAGTATGTCTCCGTAGGAATATGGGAGCTGGTGTTTCGAAAACTCGGTGATGCTGGCATCCATGTACCTTTTGGGTACTCCCCGCCCTAGCATGAATTCCCTGGCCTGCTCCTGGGAGGCGTAGACTTTTTTTCCTACTCTGCGTAGTTCCTCCAGGCGTAGTTCCTCCAGCGTGCTTGTGGGAGTGGACGGTTTAGTCAATTTCGATGCAGTGATCCGGCTCATATCTGTTTCCTCCTCCTACGTTTCTGTCCACAACACAGTGGGTCATTCCACTACCGTTTGGCCCCACCAGTACTCTGTCCCCCTGGGAGGTGCGGAA